ACCTAACCGAGCCTCGATAAAAACGGTACATCAAACCATACCGCGTCATTGGAGTATTATATTTTGACGCAATAAAATTGTGTGGCGCGTTTGTTCCAAGATCTGTTTGGAAGGGTCGTACCGCAAATGCATGAAAACCCCACATCGTAACAGGTGCTCCACTTGACTGGCCACCCACGAACCCATAAGGGTTGTCATTTGCTGCTGTCGCTGGCGAAGCGGGAGTAGTGTACGTTGCTGTTGCAGTTGTAGAATACACGTAATAACGTTTAATTTCATCTGCCACAGATACAATTGGTGCTCTATCTCCAAAATGGATATTCCTCAATTTTCGTCCCCACGCCACATCACGATGTCCTGGTGGTGCTATTTTCACTGCCTCCGTTCGTGTAGAATTTTCCAAAGGCGGAACCGCAGCTGCATCTTCCCCACCACCAGACCCATCCTGTTTCGCATTTCCAGTATCTCCTTGAACATCTAGGCGATAATCCGGTACGGGTGGTGGTCCTGTTTGTCCTATCAATGATGGAACCCATGTCTGATTCTCGTTCGTCGGGTAATACAAATCAAATTCGGGGCCACCACACATAGAGAAGACGATCGTCGCATCTGGTGGCGCTGCATCAGTTGTCACGAGGGGATTCTCCACACGCAAATTCCACGAGCCTGTGAAATAATTCGCCCACCAAGCAGCTGGTGTTGGTTTCACATCATCAGGCGATAAGGGCCCTCGACACACTTTCAACCACGGTGTTGCAGCGGTGTATGGAATCTTAAACTCGAAAGTGCGCTTCTCATTGCTCAATTCAAATTCCATGGCGTATTGCGATGTCGCATCACGCAGTCCAACTTCCGCATCAGGTGTCGCTCCATAATTCAACGATAATATTAAACGCCCCGTGTGAAATTGCGTTGCGACAACATCAAATCTCAAATAAATGTCACCACGCCAAAAAGCATGACGCATGCACATATATTCCCACAAAGTGCATTCCACGCGTTGACCCACGGTATTCGTTCGTTGTATGTTCGTTCCTGGTATAAAGAACGTGCTCATAGGCCCTATAAAACCTGCGTACAACGATGTCCCAATTGTCGCAGTTGCAGGCCATGATATATTGGCGACCCATGTTGGTATAGTAAGCAACTCACGAAACGCCATCTCATCCGTATGCGTAGAAAAATGTTGTCGTAGTGACT